GATATAGATGACGCTGTAACACCTGTTTGAAAATATGTTTTTAATGTTGTGACATTAGTCATTCTCATTGTACCATCATCATTTACAAGTAAACCGTCTCCATCTGCAACTGCTGTAGTACCTCTTGAAGTGCCACCATCTATTAAATTAATTTCTGCTGCTGTTGCAGTTATATTTGTTCCACCAATATCTAAAGTTGTTACAGAAATTTCTCCTGCAACTGTTGCAACGCCATTTGCTAATGTAATTAAATCTGTGTCATCAGTGTGACCAATAGTTGTTCCATTAATTAAAACATCATCAATATCTAATGAACCACCAGTAATTAATCCTGTAGTTGTAATTGTAGATGATCCTGTATCAATATTGCCAAATCCTGAAGTAATTGATCCAGAATCTAAAGCACCTGTTGTAACAATACTAGAACTT